GATGTTTGGGCGGCTCAAGCTATGTATGCGGAATTAAAGAGTTATCCGGGCAAAGTTACTGGAATTATTACAGGACTTGCCGCGAGTGCTGCAACAATTCTGATGTGCGCTTGTTCACACCTTAAAGCTTCACACGGTGCGCAGGTGATGATCCATAACGCTACGACTTTTGCAGGTGGAGATTATCGGGACATGGAAGCCACTGTCGAACAGCTTAAAACTGCAAACGACGGAATTAAGGCAATTTACACAGCAAAAACCGGTAGAAGTTATGAGGAACTTCAAAATGCTTTAGATGCTGAAACATGGTTCTCAGCTGAAACAGCACTTGAAGCTGGTTTTGTAGATGAGATTGAAACTTTTGAGAGCGTTCGGTTGGTGGCAGGAATTAATGATCTGGACATGAACGAACTTCGCAAAAAATATGTAGAGAACAACTGGCAAAAACAAGCCGAAGCTTGTTTGCAAATAGAAAAATCAAGATTTTAATTGGAGGAAAAATTAAATGTCTAAACAAATTTATGAACTTAAAAATCAACGAGCCGGCTTAATTACCGAAGCAGAAAATGCAGTCGCTAAGGGCGATCATTCTGTTTATGAAAGTAAAATGTCGGAAGTTAAAAAGCTGAACAGTGAGATCAGCGCACTTGAAATGCTCGAAGTTGAAAAAGGCAGATTCAGTGATGATGATAAACAAAAGATTTCATTAGCTGAGTCTATTCANAATCAAAAAGAGGATGAAGAAAAAGAGCGCTCAGTTACCACTATCAGATCAAGTAAAGAATATGCTAGAGCATTTTTATCTGCTATTAGAAACAATGCGACACTGGAAGATGTTGGCGTGTATGAAACGTATAGACCACTTCAAGCAGCATTAACTGAAAAAGGCGGAACACCTGAGGGTTCGGACGGTGGTTTCTTGGTACCGATTGATGTTGATAATCAAATTAAGGAATTAAGACGTCAAATGATTTCTTTGATTGATCTAGTTCAAGTGGAAAATGTTTCTACAAGTACTGGTTGGAGAGTAAAAGACACAGCGCCGACAAATGGATTTACTAAATTGTCTGGTGAATTGACTGCTATTCCTGAAGATGACCAACCTCAATTTGCAAAGGTTGATTATTCACTTGATACATACGGATTGTTTATTCCTATGTCGAAAGAATTAATAAATGATGAGGATGCGAATCTGATGTCCTACCTGGCGCGTTGGTTTGCTAGAAAAGGTGTTATCACTGAAAACACAATCATTTTAGCTGAGCTTGCAAAACTTACAGCTGTTGCTGCAGCTGCAGGAAAAGAAGTTGAGGAACTTAAAAAGGCTATTAACGTAACACTCGATCCTGAAATTGCCTTGAATGCTAAATGGTTAACCAACCAAAATGGTTTTAATATCATTGACAACTTGGAAGACGGAAACAAAAAGCCATTATTGCAACCTGATTTTGCAGATGCTACTAAGCATGTAATTTCCGGATATCCGGTAACACGTGTTTCAAACGGTCAATTACCTGATGAAACAGGTGAGTCACCTGTTTATGTGGGCGACTTCGCACAGTATCTGACTTACTTCAGACGTCAAGCATTAGAAGTTGATACTACTAGTGTTGGTGGAGATGCTTGGAGAAATTACGGCTATGAAATGCGTGGAATCATGAGAGCAGACGCTCAAGTGTTTGATGATGAAGCAGTTGCAAAACTAACACTTACCGAAACGGCAGGTGCATAGTCATGGCCACTAAAAAGAAAACTGAAGTAAAAGAAGAAAAGTTCACCGTCCTGGTGGACTTTTTAGATTTAGAAGATTCATCTTACAAATATTCAGTTGGTGATGAATATCCGAGGAAGGGCGTCAAGCCAACTAAAAAGCGAATCGATGAATTAAAAAGCGATAAGAACAAACTCAAAAAACCATTAATAAAGTGAATGAGGTAGTGGAATGGCTGAATTGGTAACAATCGAAGAAGCGCGCTTGATATGTCGCGTGGACGGTGCCGAGAATGACGACATTATAAAGCCGATCATGGATGCTGCTGAGCAGTATGTCTTAGATTATCTCGGCAAAGATTTTGAAAGTTCGGCCGATCCACGAATCAAGCGTGCAATTTTGGCATTGATCCAAATTAATTTTAGGCCGGATGATGATAGTCAAGGGAATCTAAGACGTCACGTTACGGCCTTGCTTAAGCAAATGAGGACATCGCCATGAAAGTACATAGAATTGTTTTTGAAAAAGTTGACGGTACAGAAATTGATGATGAAGGTGTAGAGCAAGCTAAATGGGTAGAAGACCGGAAAGCTTGGGCAAGTGTTGAGAATAGGCACGGTTCACAAAAATGGCAGGCTGGAGGTTATTCCGAATCGGTTACTAATTTATTTCGGATAAATTACATTCCGAGCTGGGAGCCTACATCACAGCACCGGATCAAATGGAAAGATGATCTATATGATATTGAATCCGTGGATAATATCAGATTTGAGAATCTGGAGTATGAGATAAGGGCGGTCAGGCACGAGAGGACGGTCACAACATGAAAAAATCATTTGTTTCAGTCAACCGGCTTTTAGTCGGGGCGTTCAAAAATATCATGCCAATTGCTCATCTAAAATATTCCGGTACTAGTCCTGATTATGCGACCTTCAACATTCCGGTTAGGCAAGCAACTATGCTGCAATCAGGAAAGAATGAAAAAGTTAGAGTTTATGGGTATATAGACGTATTTACAGTCAAAGATCCCTCTACATCAAGTTCAGTTTTAGCTGATATTGATCAAGCTTTAGCTGAAGCAGGGTTTCATATTATGAATATTGGAACGCTTACATTTATTGATGAACTCAAAAAATATCATTCAGAAATTGAATGGTCGATCGGGGTTGATGCCAGTGCCTAGTGAACAAGGTATTGAAGAATTAATGCTTGATTTAGAAGAGATTGGACTAAAAATATCTGATCCGGAGACGAAAAAACAAGTGCTTGAAGCAATGGCTGAACCGGTTGTGAAGGAAGCAAAGCGGATTACACGTCCCGGCGGAATGTTCGGTAAATACAGAAAAACTGGAAACCTATCAAAATCAATCGGAAAAGAGTGGAGTCCGGATAATCCGAATGAAATAAAAGTCGGTTGGGGTGAAGAAGGTTTTTACGGGAAGTTTCATGAACGAGGTTTTTTCAACAAGCAATATAAAGTTTTTATAAAAAATCCGCATATAAGACCGGCTTTTGAATCTAAAAGAAGTGAAGTCGGCAGTGCAGGAATCAAAAAGTATAAAGAAATTCTTGGAGGTTAAAGAATGATTAAAACAGCAACTGCGCCGTATCCGGTCACAGTCCGTGATGCGTATTTTGCAGATTTACAAACAGACGAAATTATAAGAGTAGGATACATGCGCACGGTAGGCTTGTCCATTATACAAAACACTCAAAAAATACCTGGCTCTGGCCGTATTACAGATCAGAGTTCAAGGATAACTGGAATAGATTTGACTGTTTCCAGTTCAAGATTGCCGGCAGAAATTGTCCGAAAATATCGCGGTAAAAAAGTTTCAGAAAATGGTGGTTTTTCAGCTATTAATGTTAAGAACAAATTTCCAGCATTTGCGTTTGGATTTGTTGTGGAAAATTCCGATCAATCATTTACTTTCGTATGGCTACCTAACTGTACCATGACCGAAAATAACGAAACATATCAAACAACTCCGGTAGACGGCGCGAATGATCCTGTGCAAGATACGACAATCTCAGCACTTCCTGATCCGGAAAGCGAGGACTTGTTGATTGATTACAATCAGGGAGAAGTCAAGGAGGGTTTCACACCACTAACTGAAGAGGAATTTTTCGCAAGGGTGATTAAATCATTTGAAGATGAACTTATTGATTCTGAGACAGCGACAACACCGGGAGCATAAAAATGGATTTCATTAAACGAGAAATAATGAGTCACGATTTGAAGATAGCGGGAGGTAAATACCCCGCTATTTTTAATTATCGTGCTATAGCGCTGGCTGAGGACATTTCAGGTGTTGCGAATGGATATACACTTGCAAGACTTGATGAAGATTACGACAAAGACGGAAATCTGAAAAGAATCGGAACTGGTGAGAGTTCCATGCTTGCTAAAGCGGGACTTCAGGCAAGAGAAATAATCGGGCTTGCATACGGAATGATGAAATCGGCAGGCGTGAATGTTGACGTTGAGGACTTAGAAGCATCAATCTCACCGTCAGAACTTTCTGAAATTATCAAACAGTTAAAAGAAATAATTAAACATCAGGACATAAAAGCGGTTGTTGATGACTCAAAAAACAAGTAAGCCATGATGTCACAATTTATGATCTGATTTTGAGTGCTAGAGAAGTGCTTGGCTGGACTACGGAAGAATTTTTCGATGCCACTCCGAGATTTTTCAGCGAGATGATAAACGCAAAAACAAAATCAGTCAAAGAACGTCATGGCGATAAAAAGGAAAAACAACAATCTAGTAAACCTATGTTTTGGGATGAGATAAAAAGAGAGGCGGGGATTTAATTGTCCGACACAATAAAAACAGCTGGTGTAAAGCTAACTTTAGACGGTCAAGCTGAATTTTTACAAAATATTAGGGTTGTTAATCAAGAGTTAAGACTTAACTATCAAGAACTCCGCCTTGTTCGTGAACAGCAAAAACTACAAGGTGATTCAACTGAGCTTTTAGCGCAAAAAGCAAGCATCTTGTCAAATGAATATAACAATCAAGTTGCAAAAATTAAAGGCTTAAATGAAGCACAACAACAAGCAAAAAAAGAATACGGTGAGAATTCCGAAGAAGTAAAAAAGCTTGAAGTTGCACAAAAACGTGCTGAAGTTAGCCTTGAAGCTTTAAAACGTCAAATATTTTATAACACTGTTGAGCTTGAAAAACAAAAATCAGGACTATATCAAACCGGTATTAAATTTGACGAGTTTGGCCAAAAGGCACAGTCTGCGGGCAATAAGTTAAAAGGTATTGGAAATACAATGACCGTTGCGGTTACAGCGCCCATTATGGCCGGCGCAGCGTATGCGGTTAAGTCAGCGAGCGATTTAGAGTCTGCAATGATCGGCGTTCAGAAAACGACCAACATGGCAGGTGACGAACTCAAAGAAATGGAAATGCAGTTCAGGGAATTATCAAAAGAGATTCCTTCAACTGCTGTTGAGATCGCAAATGTCGCTGAAGTTGCAGGTCAGCTTGGAATAGAAAAATCAAGCATTGTAGATTTCACAAAAGTAGTAATTGATATGGGTAATGCGACAAACATAGCCGGTGAAGAGGGCGCGGCGCAAATGGCTAAGTTTGCGAACATTACTCAAATGTCACAAAAAGACTTTGACAGGTTAGGCTCATCAATAGTTGAGCTTGGAAATAACATGGCTACAACTGAGCGTGATGTTCTTAATATGTCAATGAGGTTGGCGGCGGCTGGTTCACAAGCTGGACTATCTGAAGCAGATGTTTTAGGTGTTGCTGCAGCTTTGTCTTCACTTGGACTTGAAGCTCAGGCCGGTGGTACTGCATTTTCAAAGATGATTACTAGATTACAACTTGCTGTTGAAACTGGTAGTGAAGATTTAGACATGTTAGCTGCTGTTGCAGGAATGACGGGTGAGCAATTTAAAAGATCATTTGAGGAAGATGCAGCAAGTGCATTGGTTCAATTTATAACTGGACTTGGTGACACTGAGCGACACGGACAATCGACCGCGCAAATTCTTGAAACACTAGAAATAAAAGAAATTAGATTGTCTGATGCTTTAAGGCGTACAGCCGGATCAGGTGATCTACTGTCAGATGCAATTGAAATGGGCAATACCGCTTGGCGTGATAACACAGCCTTAGTTGAAGAAGCAGCGCTTAAATATTCAAGCGCTGAATCACAAATTCAGATTAATCGAAATAAATTGCAGGATACCGCAATAACAATCGGGCAACAATTATTGCCACACGTAGTTAGATTAGCTGAAAATATAGGTAATTTAGTCCAAAAATTTAACGATTTAAATCCGCAGACTCAAGATTTAATAATAAAAATGCTTGGCATTGCTGCAGCTGCAGGTCCAATCATGCGAGTGGGTGGTACGATAATAGGCGGTGTTGGAAAACTAACATCGGGGATCGGTGACTTGCTTAAAAAGCTCGGTGAGCGTGCGGCGGTTACTGCTGCTACTGAAGCTATCGAGGGCATGGGTGGTGCCGTTGGTGCTGCAACTGCTCAGGCTGCAGGAATGACAACGGGGCTTGGTACTCTAGGATCAGTTATTACCGGACCGGTCGGAATTACGATTGGAGTAGTGGGTTTGGCTGCTGCTATCTGGACAATGGTCAAAAATGCTGAATCGGCGAGTGCTGAAGTTAAAGCCATGCGCGAAGAAATGGAAAAAGTCGGCGAGACTTTTACCCAGGCTGAATCTGATGCTTTAGCTAATGCTGAAGCGGCTAGTTATTTGACAACAAAGTTATTTGAGTTAGCAGATGTCGAAGATAAAACGAATGCACAAAAAGCTGAAATGTCGCAACTGGTCGGGCAGTTAAATGAACTTGTTCCTGAATTAAAACTTGAATATGATTCTTTAGCAGATTCACTTAATCGAACTGAGCCTGAAATCAGAAAAATCACTGAAGCTATGAAACAGCAAATGATTTTAGATGCTTTAGGTGAAGCTTTGGCTGGATATGCTAAATCAATGGGCGACGCTAAAGTTGAAATGTACGAGCTTGAGAAAAAGGTTAAACCTTTGCAAGATGCTTATACGGTTTATAGCGATAAATTAGATACTGCTAGAGACTCTCAAGAGTGGCTTCATCACGAAATGGAAGGCCTTGATTATTCTGATATTATTAAGGAATTTCCTGATTTGTATGAAGCCTATCAGAATTTGTCAGATGAAGCTGAAAATTACGGCATTAGAACAAATGATTCTTTCGATAATGTAGAAAACAGAATCGCTAATCACATTGCCGAGCAACAAAAGGCTATTGATGATTCTCAAAAAATACATGATGAAGCAGCGGAAAACTTTGAAACATATTCAGATTTTATTGGTGATGAATATAAAAAGATAGAAGAAGCCAGCGACGGTGCAACGGAAGGTCAGATTGATAACCTTGAAGACCTAGAACAAGCCGAACTTGACGCTTTGGAAGCCAAAGAAGAGTTCGCTGAGCGGATGGTTGAGCTTGAAGAGTATATGTCTGAATCCTATAACGAAAACTACGGTGAGATTGAATCACGTGCTAGAGATCATTATCAATCAATGGGAACTATTGAAGATGAAGGCATTGAGAAATCTGAAATCACTGCTGCGCAGGTTCAAGCTAACCTTGAAAAGCAAATTGCAGACTTTCAAGACTGGCATGGAAATATTCAAGGCATAGCCGGTAGAGTTCCGGAGGATGTTTTGTATGAGTTACAACAATTAGGACCCAAA